ACATGGGGACTTATTGTGATTTTCTATCTGCGGATAGTAAGTGTCACTACTTAGACCTTGTGTCTCCTCATCTCAACTAAACGAAATTTTATCCATCGCACACATGTTCGCATGTGTTTGCGTATGGTGCAATTGAAATTTCATTAGGTTGCCTAATTTGGGTAACAAGTGCAGTGCGTCCTAGTGGCTCTGAGTGAGGGTTCCGTCCCCTCTCATCCATTACAAACGCCCTTTGCCAGTTCCGTCTGGTGAAGTGTGTGGAAGTCAAGTTCCGTCTTGTCTGAAACCTGTAACTGTGCCCAATGGCTAGCAACCAATTGACATTGGCTTTTGCCAATGACTCCGAGATTTCAGCTTATGGCTTTGACACCGTCGAGCATGCCGTGGCACAATATAGTGCTGCCGCAGCTAACGGTTTTGCTCAATGCCGATTTGTCATTACTGGCCTGCAAGACTTGGTTGTGGGTGTTAACGATGAAGAGTTTGTTCTTGTCGTGACTGGCTTGCACCAACTCACAGCCCGTATTGGCAAATTCGGTGACCAACCCCAAAACTTACGTGGTTGGTTGCTGTTCTCCAACTCCAACTACTTCTTAGGTGAGTTGGATCTTATTTTTGGCAATCGCGGTGGTACCACTGTTTTTGTCGATAACTTTTTGTGTGGTGCTAATGGTCTTCCAGCTTGTTCTGAACAAGAATGGGAGTTTAAAGACTATTTTGGTGAACTTGATGAAGTCATCATTAATGGCACCACTTTTGTTAAAGCATGGAATGTGGACCGTACACCAGGACCTTATTCAACCCAAAACTTGCTTTCCATTAACTCTATTTCTTGGTGTGGTGAAATCCCACACTCACTTGCTGACGGTTCTATTCGTAGGGTTGCTAAAGTGGTGAAAAAGAGTAAGAGTGTTTTGCTTGGCAAACAGTTTCAACAATTGTATGACAGTGTTGGTTCTCCTTTTGTTACTAATGGTAAAAACCTTACTGATGTGCTTGTGAAGCCAATTTATTGTCATGCTCTTGTTAAATGCCAATGTGGCAAAACATCATGGACTGTTGGTGATTGGAGTTGTTATAAGTCTATGTGTTGTGGTTTTAACTGTAAACCCCTTGCCATTGTCAACGGAGAAGTCGTCCCTGGTGATGTTCTCGTTACCAGCGACAAGGTATCTGCCTCCGGAACTAAGTACTATAATGGTATGGTGCTTAAGTTTGTGGACAAAATTGACAATGCTTGCTTGTGGAGAATTACACAAGTTCAGAGTTGCATGGATGTTGTTGCGTCCGGCAATTACAAGGGAGATGAATTCATCTATCACACTGATGATATTTGCAGTCCGACTAATATGTCTAAAATATCTCATGCTTTTAAATTATGTTACTTCACAGGTTCTTACACAGATGAAGTAAAATCTGCTCTACTCCATGGTGAGTTCGATGTTTGCACAAACATCTGTGATGTTTCAGACCATTCAATTCACAAGCCTTGGTTTGTGCGTGAGATGGAGGAACTTCTTGGAGGAGCATGGGACAACTTTGTTAAGGCTGTTAAGTCCTTATCTGTCTTGAACAGTCAACTGTTCGACCTTATGAGTGGTCTTGCTAAGGCTACTATTAGGGTTGTAAATGGCTGCATTGAGTTTTGTGCCAATATTCCTACATGCTTTAACGATGCTTTTGAGTGTCTTAAGAGCTTTGTGGAAACACTTTTTGACCTTACAGTTAATACTGTAACATTTGCTGGTCAGTCTTTTAAGGCTGTCGGTGATTATGTTCTTCTTAACAATGCCATTGTTAAGTTTGTATCTGTAAAGGTTAAAGGTTTACACCAGGATGGCATTAAGAGTACTATGTATGCCACTACAGTTGTTGGTAAAACAGCTAAAGTTAAGTCCCGTAGAATTGAAACGTGCAATGCTAATCTGAGTGTTGTACCTGACCAAGCACTTGTTAAAGACGGTGTTACCAAGATTATTGGTGGACGTTCGTTCTTTTGTAGTGGAGGTTGTTATCGCTTGATGAGTGATGTGGATACTGTTATTATGTCACCTGTTTACCAAGCTGTTGCACCCACTGAAGTTGTGTTCAACTGTGTTAAACCTGCTGGTTTTGTGGATCCTGTGTGTAGCACTCTTCCTGAACTTGTCAGTGATGTGACTAAACAATTATTGCCCTTGAACAAACCTTACCGTTTCTACGACGTTAAGGTTAAAGATGGCATGTGTATTGTTACACAAGAGACCACATTTAGAGCACCATCTTATATTGCAAACAGTGCGCTGTTTGTGCAGCTTTGTGAAGAGTGCGTGGATGTTCAAGGTTTTGATGATTTCTACGTAAAGGCACATGAAGCTACCAGTTTGAGCCAATTCGAACCTATGTTTCCTGCTTTTCAACAGTTTGTAAAAAGTGTTGATTGCCCCCAAATATTGAAGGATATTGATGGTGGTGGCATTTGGAAGACATTTATTCAGACTGTTTCTGATGCTGTTGAGTTCGTAAAATCTATTAAGGTAGATTTTGGACTAGACGGTATTATTATTACAGCTACAAAGAGGTTCAAGAAATTTGCAGGCATTCTCCTTAATTTGTACAGAGAGTTTATTGCTTCTGTTACAAGTGTGGTTAAGATTGGTGGTAAGAGTTTTACTTACTACTTGTTTGAGAAGCCTAAAATGGCCATTTCTGGTATTTTGCATAATGTGCGTGTTCTTAAGGCTAAAGATTGCACTATTGCTGCTGAAGATATCCTTGTTGAAATGACTGTTTTTGACAGCTTTGAAATACCTATTCAACCATCTCGTGTTGAAGTTCAGCAAGTCGAATTTGAAGAGGCAGAATTTGTGCAACCACAGGCTGGTGGTGTTCTTGCTGTTGTTAACAAACATGTGTTTTACAATAAGGGCGACTACTATTACCCTGCCAATGAAACACATGCTGTGCCTGTATGCTACAAAAGAGGTAGTGGTACTAATGGCACTGTTGTAAAATTCTCTGAAGCAGTTCAGGTTAAAGAGATAGAACCTGTCCATCGTGTTAAACTTGAATATGAGTTTGAAGATGAAACTATTGTAGAAATATGCAAGAAAGTCATTGGAAAACGTTACAAGTTTACAGGTACAGAGTGGGAAGAACTTTGTAGTTACATTCATAGTGTAATGAAAACAGTATCAGACCACATTGAAGTACCTGAGTACTTTGTCTATGATGAAGAAGGTGGAAATGATTTTACAAAAGTTGTTATGGTTTCTCAGTATTCAATTGCTGATGAACAGCCTGAAAATGTGGGGCAAACGGATGTTCTTAAAGAAGAGCAGACAGTTGAAGCCACATCCAAATCACAGGTTGTACAACCATTGAAACAACAAGAACCCGTAAAACCACAAAAGTCTCAAATTGAAGAAGTTAATGAAGCTCTTAGTTTTATGCTTGAACCAGTACAACAGAAACCTAAAGTTAATCCTTTTAATTTTGAATTCTATGACTATAAGGGCATTAGAGTTCTTAAACAGAAGGATAACAATTGTTGGGTTTCGTCTACATTGGTTCAATTGCAATTATTGGATTGCTACTCTGATCCTGCATTTGACTTGTTCAAGGCAGGTAGTGTTGCACCGATAGTACAAAAGTGCTATGAGCTCACACGAAACATTGTAGGTTCTGCTGGCGATGTTTCTTTTGCTTTAGAACAACTTCTTAAAGACTTGCACACAATGTTTATAACATTTGATGTTGTGTGTGGTTGTAACAACGGTGAAAGGCGCCAATCAGAGCTTAGTGGTTGTGTGTTTAGGTTTTTACCTACATCTGAACCATTTGCCTATGGTGGCTGTCCATCTTGTGATAAACCTCTTATGCACACTATAACATCTATGCAAGGTACTGGTGTGTTTTGCCAAGATCCTAAAGCTGTGGATGTTACTACGTTGTTGGTTCAACCTATGTGTGCTTCTGCTTTCATTGGCAATTGGTTTAATAACTCGCTTGGTCATTACAAAACAAATGTTTATGACAAGGGGTTTTGTGTTGACGGTAATGGATCATGGCCTATCACTTTGAACACCTTGAACACTATTTGTTACAAGGATGTCAATTATGTTAGACCACTTCCTGTTGTGTCTGATCAACCAATTGTTGAAGAGAAAACTAAACAAGATGAATTAAAACCTTTTGCAACTTATAGAAATGTTGAATTCTACAAGGGTGAGATATCGGACCTTGTGCAACTTAAACATGACTTTGTGGTCAATGCTGCTAATGAGAATTTGAGTCATGGTGGTGGTGTTGCTGCAGCGATAAACAATCTTACTAAAGGTTTGTTACAAACGTTGTCAGACCATTATGTGAAGAAAAATGGCAAAATAAAAGTTGGACAGGGTGTTATGTTACATTGTGGTAAGGAAAACGTCTTGAATGTTGTTGGACCACGTAAAGGTAAGCATTCACCTCAATTGCTTGAGAAAGCCTACAAGTTTGTTTTAAAACAAAAAGGCACACCACTTACACCACTTCTTAGTGTAGGTATCTTTAAAGTACCTATTTTGGAGTCTGTTACAGCTTTAAAAAATGTTGTTGGCGACCGTCATGTTAAATGTTTTTGTTACTCAGTTGCAGAAGTCTCTGAGATACAGAAATGTCTTGACAATGATGTGGTTGAACCTAAAATGGAAGTCCCACAGATTGAATCTGAGACGGTTATATCTGTGTCACAAAACACAGAACAACAAGCATTTTCACATGTGGATAGAAGGGAACTTAAACCTTGCAGAGTTGAGGGTAAGTTTTCATTTTATGATTGTCCTATTGCTGACATTGCTATCACAGAACCTGAGAGAGTTGTCTTCTTTACAGATGTTAAACTTAGTTTTTGTGAGGCAGCAAAAGCATTAGACAAACATTATGAAGGTGCTTTGACTAGCTGTGTACAGGCCTATTTAGCTGAGACACCATTGATTCCTGCTGGTAATTTGTTAACTTTGAAGTGTGAAGGTGCCATTCCTGTTAGTTTTGCTGTTCTGCCAGATACAGATGCAGCAAATTATAACAAGGATGTTAAACGCACATTGACAAAAGTGTCAAAGTTAAAAGGCAAAATATTTTGCACGATACCAACAGTAGATGTTATGAAACAAATGCTTAAGTGCTGCAACACAAGTTTTATTGTAACTGATGCTACCAAAACTCGATTGTCAGAGTGTTTTGAGTCTGCAGTAGTAGAAGTTAAAGTTACACATGACGGTCGTGATGTGCACACCGTCAAGGTTAAGACTGATGTTGTACTTGACGAGCAAGTTGGTGTTTGCAGTTTGAATAATTGTGACCTTACTGGTGTTAAACCTGACGATGCTATTGTAGATGTTGTTAGTGTAGCTCCAGAAGTTGATTGGATTTCATATTATGGCTTTCCTCGTGCTGACCTTTATCATACGTTAGATCATAAACAATATGCGTATGAAAATAGTGATGTTGAAGGTAAGCGTGTTTTGAAATTTTCTGACAATAATTGCTGGGTTAACACTATTTGTCTACAGTTACAATTTGCTAAAGCCATTTTCAAGACTGAGGGTCTTCAAGCTATGTGGGATGAGTTTCTCACAGGTAGAGTTGAAAGGTTTGTGCACTGGTTGTACTGGTATCAAAATATTGAAAAAGGTCAACCTGGTGATGTTGAGTATTTGCTTGGTAAAATAAGTCGCTATCTAGTGAATAGTGGTACAGTCACCATTTCAAAAGATTCGGTTTGTTGTAACAGCAAACGTACTCTTACTACACCTGTGGTAGAAGCTAGTATCCTTAAGAGTGGTTTTGATGATGGTGTTTGTAAACATGGTAATGCTTGTGTGTCGCGTATTAGTGCTGTTAGAGGTACTGTTATTGTGATTCAAACAGGCAAACCTAAAGTTTACCCACGTGCTGCTCTAATTGATGGTGACACCTACACTACGTATTCTGGTAGCGTAGAAGACGGTCATTACACCGTTTTTGAAACTAAGAATAGCAGAGTGTATGATGGTGACACCGTTTCTACTGGTAATGACCTTTCTACACATGCTGTGTCTTCTGTTGTTGTTGCTAATAAGTTGTTCGATGACCCCATAGAGGTTGTTGAAAGAGAGGCTTCTAGTATTGTTAACACATTAGACACTTCTGCTGAGAAGTTCTTTTCTTTTGGTGACATTGTTTCTCGCAATTGTGTTACATTTCTTGTGTGGTTATTTAGCATGTTTAGTTTAGCTTTTAAGGCTTTTAGGACTAGAGATGTTAAAGTTATAGCTCAAGTACCGCAAAGAACAGGGTTAATATTAAGCCGCAGTTTAAAGTATAATGTTAAAGCTACTAACAAGTTTTTACAGTCAAGAACTAAATGGGTTGTTTTGTTTAGTAAAATGCTATTAGTGCTTTCTACATTGTATGCATTGTGGTTTCTTTTATTACGATTTGGTCCTTTGCACGACACAGTTTGTACAAGTTATGTTGAAGGTTATTCTAAGTCTAATTTTGACAAAAATGCTTTCTGTGAAAACTTAGCTTGTAAAACGTGTTTGTATGGTTATGAAGAGCTTTCAGATTTTCCGCACACTGTTACAACATGGACTCATTTGGGTGATCCGCTTTTTAAAACTTTGTTGCCACTTATTTATATAGCATTTTTGCTTATATTTGGTGGTGTTGTTGTTCGTGGGTTCATGCTTTATTTTGTTGCGCAATATGTCAACCAATTTGGTGTGGTTTTGGGTTTCCAAGATAGTGTCTGGGCCCTTCAGCTTGTCCCATTTTCAATTTTTGGTGACGAAATTGTTGTGTTGTTTTTAGTTATAAAGTTTATGTTGTTTTTAAAACATGTTTTCTTTGGTTGTGAAAAACCTTCTTGTGTTGCTTGTTCAAAAAGTGCACGTCTAACACGTATTCCTATGCAAACTATTGTTAATGGCTCTAATAGGTCATTTTACGTAGTTGCTAATGGTGGTAAAAAATTTTGTGAGAAGCATAAATTTTTCTGTGTTAATTGTGATTCTTATGGACAAGGCAACACGTTTATTAATGATGTAGTTGCTGCAGAAGTTTCTAATGTGGTTAAAACCAATGTTATTGCTACAGGTCCTGCTGTTATCGACATTACAAAGGTAGAATTCCACAACGGGTTTTACTATTTGTATGGTGATGATGGCAAGACATTTTGGCGCTACAACTTTGATATTACAGAAGGTAAATACAGCTGTAAAGAAGTGCTTAAGAATAGTAATGTTTTGGCAGATTTTATTGTTTACAACAATGTGGGTTCAAATTTGGCGCAGGTTAAGAATGCTTGTGTTTATTTCTCACAGTTACTTTGTAAACCAATCAAGCTTGTTGATGCAACTTTGTTGGCAACACTGAATGTTGATTTTAATGGTGCGTTGCACGCGGCTTTTGTTGAAGTTCTTAACGAAAGTTTCGGTAAGGACCTTAAGAGTTGTTCCACGATGGCAGACTGTAAAACAGCGTTGGATATTGATGCTGATGATGAAGAGTTTGTCAATGGTGTTAGCAATGCACATCGTTACAATACATTGTTGTCTGATTTGTCATACAACAACTTTGTTACATCTTACGCCAAACCAGAAGAAAAACTTTCAACCCATGATCTTGCTGCTTGCATGCGTGGTGGCGCTAAGGTTGTTAACCATAATATTTTAGTAAAGGAGAATGTACCCATTGTTTGGTATGCTAAAGATTTCAACATGTTGTCTGAAGAAGGACGTAGATATGTTGTTAAAACTGCCAAACTTAAAGGTGTAAACTTTCTACTTACATTTAATGACAACCGTATGCAAACTCAAATACCTGTGGTTAGTGTCACAACAAAGTGCGGGTCTGGCATTAGACGATGTTATAATTACATCTGGTGGATCTGTGCTTTTATTTTGTGTGTGTTTTTAGCTACAGGATTTGTTGATTACACCTCTATGGTTGTAAGCGCTAGTGACTATGATTTTAGGTACATTGAAGGTGGTAAGCTGAAAGTTTTTGAAACACCTTTGAAATGTGTACATAACACATTTGCTAATTTTGACAATTGGTACAACTCAAAGTTTGGTTTTACTCCTAGTAAAGACAAACGTTGTCCGATTGTTGTTGGTGTTTCTAACGAGGCTAGAACGATCCCTGGTGTGCCGTCGGGTGTTTTTCTTTTTGGTAAGACACTTGTCTTTGCGCTTCAAATAGTTTTTGGAGGTTCACACACATGCTATGACATGACTGGACCAGCTCCTTTGGACCGCTGTATATTCGACTCTGCCTGTACCACACTTAATGGTTTGGGCGGTGAGCGTGTATATTGTTACAAAAACGGTCTTGTTGAAGGTTCTCTTCTTTATACAGACTTGCAACCTAATAGTTATTATAGTCTCCCAGTTGGTGGTTATGTTAGACTACCAGAGGTTATAACTAGTGGTTTAGGTTTTAGGACTGTACGTACACAACAAACCACTTATTGCAGAATGGGAGAATGTGTTGATTCGAAGGCTGGTATTTGTTTTGGCGCTAATAGGTTTCTTGTTTATAGTGCTGAATCAGGTACAGACTTCGTTTGTGGTACAGGTCTCTTGTCTTTGTTGCTTAATGTGTTTAATATGTTTTCTTCTTCATTTTCTGTTTTGGCTATGTCCGGTCAAATTGTTTTTAATTGTGTGCTTACATGTGTTATAATTATGGCTTGTTTGCTTGTCACAAAACTTAAACGTATGTTCGGTGATCTCTCATTGGGAGTGTGCACTGTTGTTTGTGTGGCTATTGTGAACAATTTGTCATATATTATTACCCAGAATGCTGTAATGATGGTAGTGTATGCCATTTTGTACTTTTTGTCAACTAGGACTTTCAAGTATGGATGGATATGGCATGTGGGCTACTGTATTGCTTACCTTTCTATGGCACCATGGTGGTTGTTGTTCTGGTATATGTGTTCAGCTTTAATCGGCTTAGTACCTAGTTTGCTTAAGTTAAAAGTTACTTCTCAACTTTTTGATGGTGACAAATTTGTTGGCAATTTTGAAACGGCTGCTACTGGCACATTTGTGTTGGATATGCATTCGTATCAAAGAATTGTTAATAGTATTGCACCCGAAAAGATTAAGCAACATGCTGCTAGTTATAACAAGTATAAGTACTATAGTGGTGCTGCTTCTGAAGCTGATTATAGACTTGCTTGTTATGCACATTTGGCTAAAGCTGTTTTAGACTATGGAACCAATCACCAAGATACGTTGTACACACCACCAACCATTAGTTACAATTCAACATTGCAATCCGGTTTGCGTAAGATGGCGCAACCTTCTGGTGTGGTGGAGAAGTGTGTTGTACGTGTTTGTTATGGTAATATGGCACTTAATGGTTTGTGGCTAGGTGATGTTGTTATTTGTCCTAGACATGTGATAGCATCAAACACTAACGCACTTATTGATTATGAACATGAGATTAGTGTTATGCGTTTGCATAATTTCTCAGTTTCGGTTGGTAATGTGTTTTTGGGTGTCGTTAGTGCTACAATGAAGGGTGCTAACTTGCATATTAAGGTTAACCAGACCAATGTTAATACTCCTGAACATAGTTTCAAAACCATAAAACAGGGTGAGTCTTTTAACATCCTTGCATGTTATGATGGTATGCCTTCTGGTGTTTATGGTGTCACTATGCGTAACAACTATACTATTAGAGGTTCTTTTATTACTGGTGCTTGTGGTTCGCCTGGTTACAATGTAACTAATGGCAAAGTTGAATTTTGCTACTTGCACCAATTAGAACTTGGTAGTGGTTGTCATGTAGGTTCAAACTTAGAAGGTGTTATGTATGGTTGTTATGAAGATCAACCTACATTGCAGATAGAGGGTGTTAACCATCTTGTGACTCCTAATGTTATTGCATTTCTTTATGGTGCATTACTTAATGGTATTACATGGTGGTTGAACTCTGATAAAGTTTCTGTGGAATCCTTCAATGAGTGGGCTCTTAACAACGGTTTTACTACATGTGGTAACCTAGACTGTTTTAATATGCTTTCTGCTAAGACTGGTGTAGACGTGCAACGTTTATTGGCGGCTGTACAACGCTTACACAATAGTTTTGGTGGTAAAAATATCCTCGGTTATACTACTCTTACAGATGAGTTTACTGTTGGCGAGGTTATTAAGCAGATGTATGGTGTTACTTTACAGAGTAATAAAGTTGTTGGTGCGTTTTGCAACTTAGCCATTGTGGGCCTCTTTGTTACAATGTTTTGGTCTGAACTTTTACAATACACAGCATTCTTTTGGGTTAGTCCTGGTTTTGTGACTCCTGTGTTCTTTGCACTGTTGTTAGTGTCCTTTATACTTATGTGTTTTCTTAAACACAAAGTGTTGTTTTTATACACTTTTCTTATACCATCAGTCATAATTATGGCAAGTTATAATTTTATGTGGGACTGGTCTGTGGCAGCTGAATTGGCCCGCATCTTCGATTACCATGTTTCCATTGTTAGTTTTGACATTCAAGGTTTGTTGAATGTTGCCGTATGTTTGTTTGTCACTCTGTTACATACAATGCGGTTTTTCAAAACAAACACATCAATTTCAACTTATGTATTGTCATTGGCATTTACTGTTTATGGCTTTGTTGTTGGTTCTGATGTGTTGAGTATTGTTATGACTTTGCTTTTTAATTTGACATCTTCGTGGTATGTTGGTGCTATTGTTTACAAATTGGCATATTACCTTCAATATTATACATCATTTGCACAAATTTTGGGTTCTATAAAAGCTATTATGCTTTGTTATATGGGCCTTGGTTATTTGTGCTGTGTCTATTATGGCTTTTTGTACTGGATTAACCGTTTTTGTAAACTATCTCTTGGTGTTTACGATTTTAAGGTTAGTGCCAATGAGTTTAAATTTATGGTTGCTAATGGTTTGCAAGCACCGCGTGGTGTTTTTGATAGTCTGGCATTGTCAATTAAGCTCATGGGTATTGGTGGTGAAAAGACTATTAAAGTCTCATCTGTCCAGTCCAAATTGACCGATATTAAGTGTACAAATGTTGTGCTTCTTGGTTGTTTGTCTAGTATGAACATTGCTGCTAACACCAAAGAATGGTCTTATTGTGTTGATTTGCATAATAAGATTAATCTTTGTAATGACCCTGAAGCTGCACAAGAAATGTTATTGGCTCTACTTGCTTTTTTCCTTAGTAAGCATAAAGATTTTGGCTTTGATGATTTGCTGGATTCTTACTTTGCAGACAATTCTATTCTGCAAAGTGTGGCATCCACATTTGTTAATATGCCGTCTTTTATTGCTTATGAAAATGCGCGTCAAGCTTATGAAGATGCTATTGCCAATGATTCTGCTCCTCAGTTGGTTAAACAATTGAAGACAGCTATGAACATAGCAAAATCTGAGTTTGATAGGGAAGTTTCTGTGCAAAAGAAAATTTCGCGTATGGCTGAACAAGCTGCAGCGCAGATGTACAAAGAGGCTAGAGCTGTTAACAGAAAGTCTAAGGTTATTGGTGCTATGCATTCATTGCTTATGGGCATGCTTCGTAAGTTGGACATGTCTAATGTTGACACCATACTTAATTTAGCAAAAGATGGTGTTGTACCTCTCTCTATTATACCAGCAGCTTGTTCCACAAAGTTGAACGTTGTTAGTGCTGATTTAGATTCTTATTATAAGATTTGCAGGGATGGTTGTGTGCACTATGCCGGCGTTATCTGGAATGTTATAGACATTCGTGATAATGATGGTAAAATTGTACATGCTAAAGAAATTGCACCTGAAAACGTTGAAAACATTGCTTGGCCCATTTTTCTTAACTGCGAACGCATTGTTAAGTTGCAGAATAATGAAATAATGCCCGGTAAGCTTAAGCAGCGTCCTGTTAAAGCTGAGGGTGATGGTATTTCTGCTGATGGTATGGCTTTGTTCAACAACGAGTCTGGTAAAACGTTTATGTATGCGTTTATTGCAGACAAACCTGATCTTAAATTTGTTAAATGGGAATTTGACAATGGATGTAGTGTTATAGAACTTGAACCACCGTGTCGTTTTGCAGTGCAAACACCTACTGGTACCACTATTAAGTATTTGTATTTTGTGCGCAATTTGAATACATTGCGTCGTGGTGCTGTTTTAGGTTTTATTGGTGCAACTGTTCGACTTCAAGCTGGTAAACAAACTGAACTTGCCGTTAATTCCCCATTGCTTACTATGTGTGCTTTTGCAGTTGACCCTGCTAAGACTTACTTGGATGCTGTCAAAAGAGGTGCTAAACCTGTTGGTAATTGTATTAAAATGCTTGCCAATGGTTCTGGTACTGGACAGGCCGTAACTACGGGTGTTGAGGCTAACACTAACCAAGATAGTTATGGTGGTGCGTCTGTGTGTTTGTATTGTAGAGCACATGTTGAACACCCTAGTATGGATGGTTATTGTAAACTGAAAGGTCGTTATGTACAGGTGCCTATGGGAACAATAGATCCTATAAGATTTGTACTAGAAAATGAGGCCTGTAAAGTTTGCCAGTGTTGGTTAAATAATGGTTGTGCTTGTGATAGAGTTTCTACATCTATGCAAGCTTTTGACAATGGTTATTTAAACGAGCAAGGGGCTCTAGTGCAGCTCAACTAGAGCCCTGCAATGGCACTGACACTGATCATTGTGTCAGAGCATTTGACATTTATAACAAAGATGTTGCATGTCTTGGTAAGTTTTTGAAAACGAACTGTGTTCGTTTCAGAAACAAATTACATAAGGATGCATACTTTGTTATAAAGAGATGTCCTAAGTCTGTCATGGAACATGAGCAATCCATATATGACATACTTAAAGATTCTGGAGCCATTGCAACACATGACTTCTTCGTATGGAAGGATGGTCGCATGATTTATGGTAATATTAGTAGACAAGATCTTACTAAGTATACTATGATGGACCTTGTGTATGCATTGCGCAACTTTGATGAGAAAAATTGTGAAACTCTTAAGGAGATACTTGTTATTACAGGCGCGTGTGACCAGTCTTATTTTGATAATAAGTTCTGGTTTGATCCTGTAGAAAATGAAGATCTCCATAGAGTTTATGCCATTTTGGGTAAAATAGTAGCAAATGCCATGTTAAAATGTGTTCGTTTAGGTGATGCCATGGTTAAACATGGTATCGTTGGTGTTATCACTCTTGATAACCAAGACCTTAACGGCAACTTTTATGATTTTGGCGATTTTGCTAAAACATTACCTGGTATGGGTGTTCCTTTGTGTACTTCTTATTACTCTTACATGATGCCTGTTATGGGTATGACCAATTGTCTTGCTGGTGAATGCTTTATTAAAAGTGATATTTTTGGTAGTGATTTTAAGTCTTTCGATCTTTTGCATTATGACTTTACTGATCATAAACAAGCATTGTTCGAAAAGTACTTTAAGCATTGGGACCAAGAGTATCATCCTAATTGTGTGGATTGCCATGATGAACTTTGTATAGTTCATTGTGCCAATTTTAACACATTGTTTTCCACCACTATTCCCATTACGGCTTATGGCCCGCTGTGTCGCAAAGTTTTTGTTGATGGTGTGCCATTAGTCGCTACAGCAGGTTATCATTTTAAACAACTTGGTATTGTGTGGAATAAAGATTTGAACACACATTCTACCAGGCTTACTATTAATGAGCTATTACAATTTGTGACTGACCCATCGTTGCTTGTTGCTTCTTCACCAGCCCTGGTTGATCAGCGTACTGTGTGCTTCTCAGTCGCTGCACTAGGTACAGGTATGACTAAGCAAACTATGCAACCTGGTCATTTTAACAAGGAATTCTATGACTTTTTGCGTAAACAAGGTTTCTTTGAAGAAGGTTCTGAATTAACACTCAAACACTTCTTCTTTGCGCAAAAAGGTGATGCTGCCATTAAGGATTTTGATTATTATAGGTATAACAAACCTACAATGTTAGATGTCTGTCAGGCACGTGTTGCATACAAACTTGTTAGTCGCTATTTCGACATTTATGATGGTGGTTGTATAACTGCTAAAGATGTTGTGGTTACAAACCTCAACAAAAGTGCTGGTTACCCACTTAATAAATTTGGAAAGGCTGGTTTGTATTATGAATCCTTGACTTACGAAGAGCAAGATGCTCTTTATGCTGTCACAAAGCGTAATGTGTTGCCTACTATGACACAGCTCAACTTAAAGTATGCTATTAGTGGTAAGGAACGTGCACGCACTGTTGGTGGTGTTTCTCTTTTATCCACTATGACTACTAGACAGTACCATCAAAAACACCTTAAATCTATTGTGAATACACGCAATGCTTCTGTTGTCATTGGTACCACTAAATTTTATGGTGGTTGGGACAACATGTTAAACACGCTTATTAATGGTGTTGAAAACCCTTGTCTTATGGGTTGGGACTACCCTAAGTGTGACAGAGCATTGCCTAACATGATACGCATGATCTCTGCTATGATACTTGGTTCCAAACACACAACATGTTGTACTACTGATGAAAGATATTATCGTTTGTGCAATGAGTTGGCCCAAGTGTTAACAGAGGTTGTGTATTCTAATGGTGGTTTTTATTTTAAACCTGGTGGTACTACCTCAGGTGATGCTTCTACAGCCTATGCTAACTCAGTCTTTAACATTTTCCAGGCAGTCAGTTCTAACATTAACAGATTGTTGACTATCGACAGCAATGTTTGTAATAATGTTAGTGTCAAAACTCTGCAAAGAGAGTTGTATGACAACTGCTACAGGTCATCAAGTGTTGACGAACAATTCATAGATAAATATTATTGCTATTTACGCAAACATTTTTCTATGATGATTTTGTCTGATGATGGTGTAGTCTGTTACAACAAAGATTACGCAGACCTTGGTTATGTAGCAGATATTAGTGCATTCAAAGCTACATTGTACTATCAGAACAATGTCTTTATGAGCACTTCCAAGTGTTGGGTTGAACCTGACATTACTAAGGGTCCACATGAGTTTTGTTCACAACACACTATGCAGATTGTTGATGAAAATGGTAAATATTATTTACCCTATCCTGATCCATCTAGGATATTGTCTGCAGGTGTTTTTGTTGATGATGTTGTTAAAACTGACGCTGTCATTTTGCTTGAACGCTATGTTTCATTGGCTATTGACGCTTACCCTTTGTCTAAACACCCAAATCCTGAGTATCGTAAAGTATTTTATGTACTTTTAGACTGGGTTAAACATTTGCATAACACACTTAATCAAGGTGTTTTAGAATCTTTCTCTGTCACATTACTAGAAGACACGTCTTCTAAGTTCTGGGACGAGAGTTTCTATGCCAATATGTATGAAAAGTCAGCCATACTACAGTCGGCTGGTTTATGTGTAGTGTGTGGTTCTCAAACTGTACTTCGTTGTGGTGACTGTTTACGACGTCCCATGTTGTGTACAAAGTGTGCTTATGACCACGTGATTGCCACACCTCATAAATTCATATTGGCTATAACGCCCTATGTGTGTTCATATTCTGGCTGTAATGTTAATGATGTCACTCAACTTTATCTTGGTGGTCTTAGTTACTATTGTGCTGAACACAAACCCAGACTTTCATTCCCTCTTTGTTCTGCTGGCAATGTTTTTGGTCTTTACAAAGCTTCAGCCACTGGTTCTCCAGATGTTGAAATTTTCAACACACTGGCAACTTCTGATTGGACAGATGTTAGAGATTATAAAATTGCCAATGAAGCTAAGGATTCTCTTAGACTATTTGCAGCAGAAACTATTAAAGCAAAGGAGGAAAGTGTTAAGTCTTCTTATGCTTGTGCAACACTTAAAGAAGTTATAGGACCTAAAGAATTACTGCTAAGTTGGGAGTGTGGTAAAGTTAAACCACCCCTCAACAGAAACAGTGTTTTTACATGTTTTCATATTACAAAAGACTCCAAATTTCAAGTAGGTGAATTTGTTTTTGAAAAAGTTGATTATGGTTCTGATGCTGTTAGTTATAAGTCCACTTCTACGAGTAAGTTGTCTCCTGGTATGGTGTTTGTGTTAACATCTCATAATGTACAGCCGCTTCGAGCACCTACCATAGCAAACCAGGAACGCTACTCATCAATTCACAAATTGTACCCGTCCTTCAACATTGCCGACGCTTACTCTACGCTGGTACCTTATTATCAAATGATAGGTAAACAGCGTATAACTACAATACAGGGACCTCCTGGTAGTGGTAAGTCACATTGTGTTATAGGTCTGGGTTTGTACTACCCTGGTGCACGCATAGTTTTCACAGCATGCTCTCATGCAGCTGTTGACTCTTTGTGTGTTAAGGCATCAACTGCTTATGTAAATGACCGCTGTTCTAGGATTATTCCTGCTCGTGCTAGAGTGGATTGTTTCAGTGGTTTTAAGTCTAATAACAATAGTGCTCAGTACCTCTTTTCCACTGTCAATGCACTACCTGAATGTAATGCTGACATAGTTGTGGTGGATGAGGTTTCGATGTGCACGAACTATGATTTGTCTGTGATTAACCAGCGTTTGTCTTACAAACATATTGTTTACGTTGGTGACCCTCAACAATTGCCTGCGCCTAGAACCATGATCTTGCGTGGTGTTTTAGAACCTAAGGATTATAATGTTGTCACACAAAGAATGTGTGCTGTTGGTCCTGATGTCTTTTTACACAAGTGTTATCGTTGTCCAGCCGAGATTGTGAAAACAGTTTCTGAGATGGTTTATGATAACAAGTTTGTGCCTGTACATCCAGAGAGTAAACAGTGTTTTAAGCTCTTCTGTAAAGGCAATGTGCATGTTGACAATGGTTCTAGCATTAACCGTAAGCAATTAGATGTTGTCAAATTATTTTTGGCTAAAAATCCATCTTGGTCTAAGGCAGTGTTTATTTCACCATACAACAGTCAAAATTATGTGGCTAGTAGAGCTCTCGGTCTTCAGATACAAACTGTCGATTCATCGCAAGGCAGTGAATATGATTATGTCATTTTTACACAAACATCTGACACACAGCATGCTTGTAACGTTAATCGCTTTAACGTTGCCATTACACGTGCTAAGAAAGGTATTTTGTGTATAATGTGTGACAAAGAGCTCTTTGACGCTCTAAAATTTTTTGAAATTAAACTTACTGATTTACAGGCTGGTGAAGGTTGTGGTCTTTTTAAAGATTGTTCTAGGAAACCCGATTTATTACCCCCATCGCATGCCACCACGTTTATGTCTTTATCTGATAATTTTAAGACGAGTGGTGATCTCGCAGTGCAAGTTGGTGTGAATGGTGTTTGTAAGTATGAACACGTAATTTCCTTTATGGGATTTAGGTTTGATACTAACATACCTGGTTACCACAGTTTGTTTTGCACCAGAGACTTTGCTATGAGACATGTTAGAGGTTGGTTGGGTATGGATGTTGAAGGCGCTCATGTTGTAGGCGACAACATCGGTACTAACGTACCTTTGCAGGTGGGTTTTTCTAACGGTGTGGATTTTGTTGTCCAACCAGAAGGTTGTGTGGTCAACGAGTTTGGCACAAACATTCAACCCGTTAGAGCTCGTGCTCCGCCAGGTGAACAGTTCGCACATCTCATACCACTTATGCGTCGTGGTCAACCATGGGTTGTCGTGCGTAAACGCATAGTGCAGATGTGTTGTGACTATTTGTCTGGCTTATCAGATGTGCTCGTATTTGTTTTATGGGCCGGTGGTTTGGAGTTGACTACCATGAGATACTTTGTTAAAGTAGGACAAGTCAAGCATTGTCACTGCTCTAAAGAGTCTACTTGTTACAATAGTACAACTCATGAGTATTATTGTTTCAAGCATGCACTTGGTTGTGATTATCTGTATAATCCTTTTGTTATTGATATACAACAGTGGGGTTATACAGGCTCTTTGAGTTTGAACCATCATGAGGTTTGTAATGTGCATCGTAATGAACATGTTGCGTCTGGTGATGCTATCATGACACGGTGTCTTGCAATTCATGATTGCTTTGTGAAAAGTCTTGACTGGTCTATTACATATCCATTCATTGCTAACGAGCGTGAAATTAATAGTGGTGGTCGTGTTGTTCAGCGTATGCTAATGAAGACAGCCATTAAGTTGTACAATCCTAAAGCAATCCATGACATTGGTAATCCAAAGGGCATCCGCTGTGCTGTAACAGATGCTAAGTGGTTTTGCTACGATAGGCAACCTTTGAACTCCAATGTTAAATTGTTTGAGTATGATTATATAACACACGGTCAACTGGATGGTTTATGTTTGTTTTGGAACTGTAATGTTGACATGTATCCTGAGTTTTCCATTGTTTGCCGGTTTGATACTAGATGCAGATCCAGCCTCAATCTAGAAGGCACCAATGGTGGTTCCTTATATGTCAACAAACATGCTTTCCACACACCAGCTTTTGATAAACGTGCTTTTGCTAAGCTTAAACCTGCACCCTTCTTCTTTTATGATGACGGTCCTTGTGACCGCATACAGGAAGAGATTAACTATGTTCCATTGCGTGCTGCTAATTGCATAACACGTTGTAACATTGGTGGTGCTGTTTGTAGTACACATGCTAAGCAGTACTATGATTATGTTAATGCTTACAATAGCTACACTCAAGCTGGTTTTACATTATGGGTTCCTAATACATTTGATCTTTTTAATTTGTGGCAAACTTTTGCTGACACAAAATTACAGAGTCTCGAAAATATCGCATATAATGTGATTAAAAAGGGCTCTTTTGTTGGTGAGTCTGGTGAGTTACCAGTCGCCATTGTAAATGACAAAGTTTTTGTGCGAGAAGGCACTGTTGACAACCTTGTCTTTGTAAATAAAACTTCATTACCTGCTAATGTGGCATTTGAACTTTTCGCTAAAAGAAAAGTTGGTTTAACACCACCCCTTAGTGTACTCAGAAACCTTGGTGTTGTGAGTACATATAAGTTTGTTTTGTGGGATTATGAGGCAGAAAGACCTTTTACTTCATTTACAAAGAGTACGTGTAGCTACACAGACTTTGATGAGGATGTCACAACATGTTTCGATAATGCTATTGCTGGTTCTTTTGAACGCTTTACATTGACTAGAAATGCTGTTTTGATATCTAATGTAGCTATTAAGAAACTAGTAGGCATGAAAATTGCTTATGGTTTGCTTAATGGTGTTCCTGTTTCTGTGTGTGAAAATAAACCTGTCACTTGGTACATATATGTTCGTAAGGATGGACAGTTTGTGGATCAGTATGACGGTTACTACACACAAGGTCGTAACATAGCAGAGTTTTTGCCGCGTAGTGATATGGAAAAAGACTTCTTAGAAATGGACATGGGCATGTTTATAAATAAGTATGGTCTTGAAGACTATGCTTTTGAACATGTTGTCTATGGTGATGTCTCAAAAACTACACTTGGTGGCTTACACCTGCTTATTTCTCAAGTGCGTCTACAGAAAATGGGTGTTCTTAAAATTGATGAGTTCACATCTAGTAATGATGGTACGCTCAAAAGCTGCACTGTCACTTATGCAAACAATCCAAGTAGCAAAATGGTTTGCACATATATGGATTTGTTGTTAGATGACTTTGTAACAATACTTAAAAATTTGGACTTAGATGTTGTGTCCAAAGTTCAGGAGGTTATTATAGATTGCAAAGTTTGGCGGTGGATGCTGTGGTGTAAGGGTCATAAAGTTCAAACTTTTTACCCTCAATTACAGTCTGCTGAATGGAAATGTGGTTATTCCATGCCATCAATCTACAAAATACAAAGGATGTGCCTTGAGCCTTGTAACCTCTACAATTATGGTGCCAGTATCAAATTACCTGATGGCATCATGTTCAATGTCGTGAAATACACTCAATTATGTCAATATTTAAATAGCACTACTATGTGTGTACCATACAACATGAGGGTTTTGCACCTTGGTGCAGGGTCGGATAAGGGAGTTGCACCTGGTACCGCAGTCTTACGAAGATGGCTGCCAAGTGATGCTATTATTGTTGACAATGATGTTGAAGACTATGTTAGTGATGCTGACTACAGCATTACAGGTGATTGTTCTACAGTTTACTTAGAAGATAAGTTTGACCTAGTCATATCTGATATGTACGATGGTAAAACAAAACACTGTGATGGTGAGAATGTTTCAAAGGAAGGATTTTTCGTTTACTTCAACGGTGTTATAAACGAGAAACTTGCACTTGGAGCATCCGTTGCTATAAAGGTAACTGAATATTCGTGGAACAAGAAACTTTATGAGTTAGTTCAACGATTTGAGTTTTGGACATTGTTTTGTACCAGTGTTAATACGTCTTCATCCGAAGCGTTTTTAGTTGGTATTAATTATCTTGGGACCTTTAGCGATAAGCCAGTTATAGATGGTAATGTAGTTCACGCCAATTACATATTCTGGCGAAATTCAACAATTATGTCGATGTCCTATAATAGTGTGCTTGACCTCGCCAAGTTTAATTGTAAACATAGAGCAACGGCAGTCATACAACTTAAAGACAGTGACATTAATGATATGGTCCTTGGTCTTATAAAAAGAGGCAAAATACTTGTTAGAATGAATGGGACTTATATGGGTTTTTCTAACCATTTAGTCTCAACTAAACAAAGATGATTTCTCTTGCTGTTTTTATAGCAGAGATACTTGTTATTATTACGAGATTTTCGTGTCTTGCTGATCAATGTCAAGGTACACCTTGGTTAGCTAAGAACTTGAATCTTGGTTTGTCACCTAATTTGACTAATGTTTATGTACCAGGTTTGTTGCCTACAAAGGACACCACAAAGTGGTATTGTCGCACAGAATCATACTTTTTTACAGGTTATAAAGGTGTGTTTCTATCGTACCACAGTTTTGGTATGCCTTGGTCTATTGGTGTTTCCAATTCTGATCTCTCTGTTGCACGTGAAACATGGTCATTGTATGTTTCTCATGGCAATAATAGAGGTGTTATGACCTTTAGAATTTGTAAATGGCCACGTGTGCCTGGACTAGCACAAGAACCTACTCCTAACACTGGTGGTGTTAATTGTGTAGTAGATAAGCAATTTCCTTTCACTTTTCAACACGAGGCTAATGAAATGGTGGGTATTACTTGGAGTTCTGATTACGTTCGTATTTATGGGCTTCAAAGTACCTATCGTTTTTATTTTCCTAATAAGTGGAATAAAGTTAATGTTAATTGTGCACATAAGAGTTCTTGTCAGGTCTACCCTGTTAAAGACAGTGTTACATGGGTTGTTAATACCACAGCTGATGGACGTGTTAAAGATTACACTATTTGTGGTTCTTGTAATGGTTTTCCGCAACACGTCTTCCCTGTTTCACCTGGTGGTTTAATACCTCCTGATTTTAGTTTTGACGGTTGGTATGTTTTAACCAACTCTTCCACTATGGTGCAAGGTAAGTTTGTTGCATCTCAACCTTTAAAATTGTTGTGCCTTTGGCCTGTACCTGCTTTGGATTCTAGTGCTAGTGTTGTTTATTTTAATTTATCACGTAGTAGTGCGCAATGCAATGGTGCTACTGAAAATGGTTTAGCCGATGCATTACGTTTTTCTATGAATTTCTCTAGAAATGGTTTCAGTGGTGCTCACAGTTTGACTTTAAAAGGTGCCATTGATTATGTTTTTAGGTGCACTAATAACACTAACGTAACAAGTTTTTATTCTATACCATTTGGTTATATTAAAACAGTTTACAGGTGTTTTGTATCCTATAATAGCACTAATGGCACAGTGTCAGAGTTTGTGGGTGTTTTGCCACCTCTTGTTAAAGAAATTGTTGTCTCACGTTATGGCACCATTTATTTGAATGGTGTACGTATCTTTAAGTTACCGCCTTTAGAAGGTGTTGTGTTCAATGTAACTAGTGATGTTGGTTCAGACTTCTGGACTGTTGCATTTGCGCAAAACGCTGAAGTTTTGTTGGAAGTTAATGCAACTAACATTGTTAATTTGCACTATTGTGATAATACGCTGAACAAGGTTAAGTGTCAACAACTTTCTTTTCAATTACCTGATGGTTTTTATCCTACAACGAACCTGGTGGATAGTGTTGTTCCTAAAACATATGTTGCTTTACCCTATCATGCAACACACACGTACATTGAATTAAATATAACTGTTAATTATGTACGTGATGAGATAGCATTAACTGGAGGTGGTGAGTTGACTTGTGTTAATACAACACAATTCACCACACTCTTCTCAACTAATGCTGCTACTGATGGGAACACTTATGAAGGTGTAGTTATTAATGTCAATTGTCCTTTTGACTTTGACAACCTTAATAATTACCTGTCTTTTGACTCCATTTGTTTCTCTTTGAAACCAATCGCTGGTGGTTGCACTATGCGACTTGTTAAACAAATTCTTGTGTCATATTTTGACATAGGTGTTTTGTATGTTTCCTATACACCTGGTTCAAAAATTACTGGTGTTTTACAACCTACAGGTGGTGTTTATGACCCTAGTATTGTTCATATGGGTGTTTGTACAGACTACGTTGTTTATGGTCTTACTGGTAGAGGTGTTATATCTGTCAGTAACACCACTTACATTGCTGGTTTGTACTATACATCATTTGCAGGACAGTTGTTAGGTTTTAAAAATTCTACTACAGGTGTTCTTTATGCTGTTGAACCATGTGACACTTCTAGTCAAGTTGCCGTCTACGGTGATGCTATTATAGGTGCTATGACATCTTCTGCTAATGTCACTTTTGGTTTTGTTAACACCACAGTGCTACCATCTTTTTACTACCACACTAATGGTTTTGGTGGTTGTCAGACACCCGTGTTAGAGTATGGTTCCATGGGTTTGTGTGCTGACGGTAGTGTTGTAGATGTTACATTACGCCAATACCAACCAGCGCCAGTTTCACCAATTGCAACAACAAACATTAGCATACCATTAAACTTCACAATCTCCATTCAAACAGAGTACATACAGATGTACTCACAACAAGTTTCAGTTGATTGTAGTATGTATGTTTGTAATGGTAATGTTAGGTGTTTGCGTTTACTCACGCAGTATGCAACTGCTTGTAGGAATATTGAAAGTGCTTTACAACTTAGTGCTCGTTTAGAGTCGTTAGAAGTCAGCTCAGTTGTTTCTGTTTCTGAAAATGCCTTAAAGTTGGCAAATATCACACATTTTGATAGTTACAATTTATCAGTTTTGCTGCCTAAAAGTGATGGTAAAAGTGTTGTTGAAGACATACTTTTTGATAAAGTTGTTACTAGTGGTCTTGGTACCGTTGACCAGGATTACAAAAATTGTGTGGGTAAACTTGGCGTTGCACAGGACATAGCTGACGTTGGTTGTGCACAGTATTATAACGGCATCATGGTGTTACCTGGTGTTGTGAATGAAGCAAAAATGGGTTTGTATACTGCATCTTTAACAGGTGCCATGGTGATGGGAGGTTTTACAGCTGCAGCTGCTATACCATTTTCTTTGGCTGTACAATCTCGTCTTAATTATGTGGCCTTGCAAACTGATGTTCTGCAACAAAATCAAAAGTTGTTGGCAGACTCTTTTAATAATGCACTTTCTAATATAACATTGGCCTTCTCCAATGTTAATGATGCTTTGCAAGATGCTTCTGAAGCCATTAACACGGTTGCGGTGGCATTAGGCAAGGTTCAAGGTGTTGTCAATGAGCAAGGACAAGCCATAGCGCACCTTACACAACAATTAACGCAAAATTTTCAGGCTATTTCGCATTCTATAGCTGATATTTATAATAGACTTGATGAACTTGCTGCTGACGCACAAACAGACCGTTTGATAACGGGTCGTCTTAGTGCGTTGAATGCTTTTGTTACTCAAACTCTAACTAAGTCAGCTGAAGTTAAACAGAGCAGGCTTTTGGCTCAACAAAAGGTGAATGAGTGTGTTAAATCACAATCAAATCGGTTTGGTTTTTGTGGCAATGGTACACATTTGTTTTCCATTGTTAACAATGCACCTAATGGTTTGATGTTTTTCCATACCGTTTTAGTTCCTACTGTTTACGTCACAGTTTCTGCATGGGCTGGTGTTTGTTTTAATAACCGTGCGTACATTCTTAGAGATGTTGAGAGTGTGCTTTTTAATAATAACGGTTATTATGTCACTAACAGGAAGATGTATGAACCACGTGTTCCTCAGTTCTCCGACTTTGTGCAAGTTGAGAATTGTGTTGTGTCTTATTTGAATCTTTCTGATGTTGATGTTAACACTGTAATACCTGATTACATAGATGTTAACAAAACTCTAGAGGATTTGTTACAACAGTTACCAAATCACACACTTCCTGACCTTGGCCTAGATCAGTATAATAATACAATTTTAAACTTGACAGCTGAAATAGACATTTTACAGAACAAGTCTGACTTGTTGTTGGCATCTACTGAAAGGTTGCAACAACTTATTGATAACCTCAATAAGACGTATGTGGACTTAGAGTGGCTTAATAGATTTGAACAGTACATTAAGTGGCCTTGGTATGTGTGGTTGGCAATTTTGCTTGCCATCATACTATTCTCATTTTTGATGTTATATTGTTGTTGTGCCACTGGTTGTTGTGGTTGTCTTAGCTGTTTGACCAATTCTTGTGATTGTCGCGGCAAAAATTTACAACGTTACGAAGTAGAAAAAGTGCACATTCAATAATGACTGGCCTATTTCAAACCTCTTTTGGTGACTCAGTTCAGGCTGGTGTGCAGCATTTAGTTGAAAAATTACCATTACCTGATGTACATTTTCAACATGCATTGCCATTAGCCAATTTTCTCATGACTAGTGTGTTTGTAATTTACTTTGCTATGTACAAAGCCAGCTCAGTTAGAAATAACTGTATTATGTTTGGCTTTAGGCTTTTTGCAATGTTTGTATACGCACCATTGTTATGTTATTTTGAGCTGTATGTTGATGCCGCTATTATTTTCGGTGCTCTTTACACTAGGCTTATGTATGTTACGTATTATGCCTGTAGGTACAGATCACCTGCATTTGTTGTGCTTAACACTGACAAACTTGCTTTTGTTCAAGGCTATTATTGGTACTATCAGGACAACTCATACCTGACTTTGTTAGGTGGTGAAAACTTTGTCACCTTTGGTCCTAATTTTGTGCCAATTGCTGCCACTAATGACCTTTACATTGCTCTCAGAGGTAAGAAAGATGATGATGTACCACTGGTGAGGCGCGTAGAACTCATCAATGGACAATTCTTTTACATCTTTGCACAAGAGCCTGTTGTAGGTGTGGTGAACATGTGCTTTTCTGAACTTAGACTCTGTGAAGAAGTTGAAGTTCAATCTGATTAACAAACTAAACTAAATTTAACCTAACACCATGATGTTTACATTAGTGAATGATAATGGTATGATTGTAAGTGCAATCCTTTGGTTAGTTGTGTTGTTGTTTGTTCTACTAATTGCTGTTACTGTAATTAAATTAATTCAATTATGCTTTACATGTCACAAGCTTATGAGCAACACAATTTATGTGCCTGTTTATAGTGCTTATGTTATGTATAAAAATTTTATGCAAATAGATCCTTGCCCAGTTATAGATGTCTAAACGAAATGTCAAACGGTGACAATTCAACGATACCCACAGATGTGGTTATCCAACATCTAAGAAATTGGAATTTCAGTTGGAATGTAATTCTTACAATATTTCTAGTTGTCCTTCAATATGGACACTACAAATATAGTGCTGTGCTTTACATCCTGAAAATGACAATTCTGTGGCTGCTGTGGCCTCTTGTACTTGCCCTGTCAATTTTTGACAGTTGGTCAAGTTTTGGCAACAACTGGACCATGTTTGCTTTTAGCATCTTAATGGCTTGCATTACGCTTGTGCTGTGGATAATGTACTTTGTCAACAGTTTCAGGCTGTACCGCAGAACCAACACTTTCTGGGCCTTTAACCCGGAAACTGATGCCATTATCACACTGTCCGTCTTTGGTCGCCAAGTTTCAATTCCAGCCCTTGTGGCTCCAACTGGCATTACGCTCACTGTGTTAAGTGGTACACTCCTAGTGGAAGGCATTAAGGTTGCTACTGGTGTGCAGGTAAACCAATTACCTACGTACATCACTGTTGCCAAGCCTAGCACCACAATTGTGTATCAACGTGCTGGACGTTCGCTCAACACGCGCTCAAACACAGGTTGGGCGTTTTATGTCAGATCGAAAAATGGCGACTACTCTGCTGTAACGAGTTCTGCTGATTCGCTTACAGAAGACGAGAAACTTTTACATTTAGTCTAAACTAAACAAAATGGCCTCAGGTGGCAACAATGTTAGCTTTGCTAACAAACCCAGAGGTCGGAGTGGCAAAGTCCCTCTATCTTATTATTCTCCTGTCATGATTGACGGAGATCAACCCTTTTGGAAGGTGATGCCCACTAATGCCGTACCAACTGGCATGGGTGACAAAAATCAACAAATTGGCTATTGGAATGAACAACCCCGTTGGAGAATGGTCAAAGGCCAGCGTAAGGAGTTGCCGTCTAAGTGGCACTTTTATTACCTTGGTACTGGACCACAAGAAGATGCACGCTATCGTCAAAGAATTGAAGGTGTGTTTTGGGTTGCTGTACAGGGTTCAAAGACTGATCCTACCGGCTTGGGAACTCGCAGGAAGGGTCAGGATCTGATCTCACCTAAATTTGCTGTTAAAATTCCTTCCAATGTGATGATTGTAGAGGAAACCTCTCGCCCTCCTTCTAGATCACAAAGTAACAGCAGGCCTCAGAGCAGAAACAACTCTAGGCCTCAATCTAAAAATAACTCTCAGAACAACTCTCGTGACAACTCGAGAGCACCAAGCAGACCTCGTTCACGCGCAAATTCAACTAGCTCTACCACTAATGATGCTGTTGATATTGTTGCTGCCGTGAAACAAGCGCTTAAAGAGCTTGGTGTAACACCTGAGAAGAAAAATCAAGAAAAACAAAAGAAAAGCAAGAAAAGCAATTCTGGTAGCAACACCCCAAAAGAGGCTGCCACTCCAAAACAAAAATCTAGCCCTTCAACACCAAGGAAGCAGCTAGAAAGACCAGAGTGGAAACGTGTGCCAAACAAGGAGGAAAATGTTACTGCTTGTTTTGGACCACGAGACACTCTTCACAACTTCGGTGATCAAAAGCTTATTGCTGAAGGTGTGCAAGCTTCTCATTATCCCCAACTCGCTGAACTCGTACCTACACCAGCTGCATTGCTGTTTGGTGGCGAAGTTTCAACGAGAGAACGTGGTGATGAAGTTGAAATTATGTATGTTTACAAAATGAAGGTTCACAAATCAAACAAGGACCTTCCTGCTTTCTTGCAACAAGTCAGTGCTTATGCTCAAGCTCCTGATGCTACAACTACAGAAAAAGCTACTGTGCAACCACTGCTGAATCCAACTGCTCCAGACTTCCAACCAGCTACATCGGAAGAAGTCATTGAAATGATTAACACTGTGTATGATTCTTTTGATGCGTAATCAACTAAACAGGTAATGCATGTGCTCATAATTATCATCTGCTTCTATTTGCAGTGCTTTTTGTGGGCATTACAACCTTTGTTTGAGGCTTGCGCTTATCATTGGCCTGTTTGTGTTTACGTACCTAGTACCATTTCATACTGTTATAGTGTCCTTGGATTTAGTCTTATTGTAATTGGCTGCTTATTTTCTGCTTTGGTTCTTGACGTTCTTGGACTTATTGCACTTAAGTGTCTGTTAGTTTGTAGGTTTCTTAATTAATCAATCACAATGAAATTGTTACTGCTTCTTAGTATTCTTAGCTTTTCTTCTGCAGCCCCAACTACCTATCGGGCATCTCAAGCTGCTAAAGTACTAATTTATACCACTGAAAAAGTCACTCTAAATAACCAGAGAACACACTCATACACAAAATGGGGTGTGTGCTCCACAGGATGGAACACATACACGAACACAATGGTTGTGGTTAATGGTAGGTGGGTTGAAACAACCAAACCGCCAAGACCCACAGCCATTGCTATTCCAACATTCCCATACGAGCCTAGAAGTGAAAAACCAGGTTTTGGTTCTCACTTTGACTATGGCCGTATTGAGTATGAGAGTATCTTGTGTGCTGCATTTGAGCATGTCAGTAATGACATTGCAAAAATTGCTGCTCAATTGGCTCAGACACAGCGACGACATCAGACTTTCGCTGTGACTACTTTTAGGTGGTCTACTCCTTCAAATTAATACGCACCCTTTCTTCGGATTGACAAGGTGCTACTCTTATACAGAATGGTAAGCCTGTTTATAAGCTAGTATAAGTAGAGTTTATAGATATTGCTGTGCCTAGACCAACGTACATATTACAAGACACTCCAGAGTCAGAGTAATTTAAAGATCCGCATAGACGAGCCAACAATGGAAGAGCTGTCATGGAATCTTGTATATATGTATCAGTAGTTGTTAGTGGACACGGCTTTGATAGGGATACGC